CGGGTGGGCACTGCTTGATCAACTCAAGCATCGCTTCGGGAGTCAAGTCGGGGGTAGCGTGATTGCAATTAGCCATGGAGCTTCTCCTTGGATTCGGCGTTGTAGGCAGCACGGAGGACGTAGAGTCCGATGATGGTTAGAACGAATGGAATGAATCGGATCGGTGGAACATGGACAATCCACCGTGTGAGAATTTCAGCGGATAGGGTTTCGTTGTTTCGCAGGCACTTGCGCACGCCCATCTCATTCATGCGTGACTTCGTGGAATGGCATCCGCAGTTAAACTTGTCTGGAATGAGCCACCCCAGGCTCAACCAATTGAGCGTGCGCCGAGTCTTTTCGATCAAGAGTTCCAGTTCGGTACCAACGCCATGCGTCGGAGGTTTGATGCACTCGAGCAACTCTGGCGTTGGGAGCATGCCGACGAGCGTTCGATACTGGATCGCTTTGCTGCAGGTGACCGAGTTTTTCGCTCGTGGCGTAGCTTGCTGAATACAAGCCGCGCACGCATCTTGGGCGATCGGTACTGGCACTTGGGCAAGATCGGAGGAGATCTGGCAGTAGCCATCCACGTTATGTTGGCAGTCTGTTGAATTACTCATTGCAAACCTTACTCGCATCCTGTGTAGACAACTTCACCATAGTAAGACCCAGGGCGTGTTGGCTCTTTCCCCGCACAGACGCAAACGGCCTGTAGCGGTCCCATCGGACTAACGCATGGATCGGGAACTGGGACCGGTACCCATCCGATTCCATTCCATTCGTAGTAACATGGGCAACAGCAACCGCTCGACGAACCGGAACCAGAGTCGCTTGCCGAGCCACCGCTAACACCGCTTGAACCCACACCACTGGACCCGACGCCAGATGGTCCCGAACCGGATGAACCGCTGGATCCACTTGGGCCACTGGATCCCGAGCTACCGGAGGAGCCAGAGCTACCTGATGAGCTAGAACCGCTCGAACTTCCCGAGGAACTGGACGAACCACTCGAGCCCGAAGAGCCAACACCACTGGAACCAACCGATGATCCACCGCTGGAACTGGACGCCCCTGAAGTGCCCGATGAGCCAGAAGAGCCCGAGCTACCAGAGGACCCACTCGAACCCGACGAGCCAGAGCTGCCACTCGACCCGGAACTTCCCGACGAGCCGCTTGAGCCGGAGGATCCACTGCTACCCGACGAGCCGCTTGAGCCGGAGGATCCACTGCTACCCGACGAGCCGCTACTCCCAGAGGACCCACTGGATCCGGAGTATCCGCTGGACCCTGAGCTGCCGCTTTGGCCGGAGGAACCTGAGTTTCCGTGGGATCCAGGAGGATCGACGTCTCCAGAGGATCCGCTGCTTCCGCTCGATCCCGAGGTGCCACTTGAACCCGAAGTACCTGACGAGCTATTTGAGCCCGACGATCCAGAGGAGCTGGATGAGCCCGATGAACCGCTACTGCCCGAAGATCCACTCGAGGAAACTTCGCAGCACACAATGGCGTAGATTGGCAGGTCGGAAAACCCCACATAACGCATGAGGTAACGACCCATCTGAGGAAACTCACAGCTAGATACTGCATACAAAGGTTCTCCATCAACCATTCCAAGGAAATGTCCGAGCTGGCGTTTAGGGCCTTGCCCGGATCGTTGTTGCGTACAAGTTGCCGCGTACACTGGCAGGCCTTCGACCGAGCCACTTACGGAAGTGGCGATGTAGCGACGTGAATACAGGGTCATTTGTTGGCATCCACCACCTTGCAATCGAAGATCGTGCTCCAAGATTTCGAAGCGACATCGAACTTCTGAACCACACCTGGGTAGTACCCATTGCCGTCAGGGATATTGCTCGTGATGAACACGATCTCTTCGTAGTTGGCATCATCGAATCGGATCACTGCCCATCGAACCGCGCCCGAGGATTCAATCCAGAGCACCGATGCCGGCCCATGCGGAACGCTGCGCAGGTAGCCGTTTTGACCAGCGACCGTTTCCGCACAGGTGTAAGCATTGGTACCGACCGAAACGCGGGTGATGACACATCCACCCATCGCTGCGGTGCCAATGAAGTTGTTCTTCAAGGGTTCGAGCAGAACTCCAAAGCGTGGTCCGGTGTTGGCACTCGGGACCAAGCCTTGGAAGCTGATTTGGCGTTTGAATTCTCTGAGGTTCGCTGCGGGGGTGATGATCGGTGTGCCGAGTGCGACGATCGAGAAGCGATCGAGGTCGGCTCCGGTTTGATTGCGCACTTTGGCGAGTGTTGTTTGTCGTGAGGTTCCTTCGGCTTCGGCGAGTTGGTCATGTCGTTGGTTCTTTTGTTGCCGTGACAAGTCCACCAGAGCATTCCAGGCTTCTGCCGGAATCTTCAGCGGATCCCCTGGCTGAACTTTGCGGAACTGGTCCCCCATGGATCACACTCCAATTCCGAGATTGCTGAAATCTCCATAGGGGTAAACTTGCTCGACGTAGGCTGCTACGGGGCGTTTGATCAATGCTTTTGCGGTTGCATCTTCGTCGTCGATGAAGCGAACCCACAGGTACTGCCATCCTTCCTTGGAAACGCCAGCGATGTCTCCCAGGCTTATACCAGCCACGTTGGGACTAGCAGCGAATCGAAACGTGATCTCCCAATCGTCCAGACCACGCTTCGATCCACTTGCTCCGAGGAACAGGACTTCTCCTTTAGCAAAACCTTTGAATCCTGAGCCGTTGACTTTGCCCGTGAGGTTAAACAACGCGAGCTTGTACGCACCAGTGACAAGGGCTTTTTCGATGTAGTGGGTCTCGGTGAAATTGAAAACCGGAACTGTGATGTCGGTGCCTTCGACGCGATCGTCGGTCACCCCAATCGCGCCGAAGAAGTCGGGCGCACTGAAACCTGCAGCAGCATACTTACCCACATTGGAGATGCTTTGTGATATATGCTGCGTTCCACCTCCGGTGTCGAACGAGTACTGCGACTCGCTTTTCCATTTGACGTACCGAGCGGTTCCTTCCCAGACGCCATTGCCTAAGTGGACGATATGGTAATCATCCAAGAACAGATCGCCGACCTTTTCGGGAACGGTCGATGCCATGAGACTCTTGGCGACCGAGTACTGCTCGGTGTTCATGATCATGTAGACCAGATCATGGGTCGGACTGTCTTTGCTTTCGGTTGCTTCCTTGGAGTCAAAGCGTTCGATAATGATTGGATCTGCCATTGGTAAAGCTCCTATCCAAAGACCAAGCCACCACGTTCGGCTTGCTGCAGAAGTTTCTTGGTGTTGGTAGCGACCTCTTCGCTGGCGCGTGCGGTGCGTTCACCCAGCGAATCGGATCCGAGGTTCATGGCGGCAATGGGGTTGAAGGTTCCTACGACATCCGTTTTTTTCTTGGTCTCGGCAAGGGTTTGATCCATGCTGCCCATGTCTGGCAAGCCAAGACCGGATAATGAAAATTTGCTCGGTGATCCAGGAGATGTTTCGGCACGCTTTTGTGCGGCTTCACCCAAGGCAGCTTTCCATTCGCCTTTGGCTTTCTCGAGCTCTGCGGCAGAATCCGCGAGTGCTTTTTGATTGGCGTCGGCCAGTGCGGACTGCTCTTGGGCCTGCATGTCCGAGAGTGCCGACTGGGCACCTTGGCGGTCTTGCTCGATTTGATTGCGAGCTTTCTGACGTTGCTTTTCACGATCGAGGATCGTTTGATTCTGCGAATTGTTTATCAGCTCATCTTGGCGTGCTATCTCATCGTTGATCTTGGCGATCTCCGCCTCGGCGTTTGTATCTCCGAAGAGACCTTGAATGCGAGCCCAGACTTTCTGAAAGAAACCGCCGAATCGGTTCCATCCTTTTTGCAGTAGGCTGATGAGGATCGTCCAGCTATCGGCGATGAAGTGGGTGGTTTCCAACCAACCGGTTTGCAATCCTGCCCAGGCGTCGGTCATCAAACCAGCGACGCTGTAGACCGCACTTTGGAAGATACCGATGAAGAATCCTTTGAAGTCGAGCCACTTTGACTGCAGGAATGCGACCCCGCGTTGCCATTCCATTTTGAGGGTGAGCCACAGGATCTTGCCTGCCAGTGCGATATCTCCGGCCGCCAGCGCATCTCCGATCCCTTGCCAAGCAGCCAGAGCGGTGTCTTTGAGTTCATTGAATCGCTCCCCCAGCCACTGCATCGCTTGCGCGCCTGCACCGCTGGTGTAGACAAAGTAGCCGACCAACGCTGCAAGGCCTGCGATAGTCAAACCAATCGGAGAAAGCAGTGCTGCGATCGCAGTTCCAAGGATGGCGATCCCTTGACCGATTCCCACAATCACCGTGGCAGCCGCACTAAAGACCGTGCCGAGTCCGACGACAGCTGCACCGAGGGCGACAATTGCTGCCCCGCCGGCTGCGATTGCCATTCCAACTTTGAAGACGGTGACGATAAGGTCTTGGTTATTCTTGATCCAATCGCTAGTGGCCACGACGATTCGAACGGTCGAATCGATCATCGCTGAGAGAACAGGCTCCAATGCCGAGCCGATGGTAAAGACGGCTTTCTTAAGGACCTTCCACAAGACATCGATGCGATCGCCGAACGCTTCAGCCGCTTGGGCATCGTCGGTTGCCATCGTTAGCCCCAGATCGCGGGCCTGTTGCTGGAGCTCTTCGATGCCTTTGGCACCACTCGAAAGCATCGGCAGTAACTGCGTGCCCGATTTACCAAAGATCGCCATCGCGTTGGCGGTCTTGAGTGTCGGATCGGTGATTTGCGACATCCGATCGGCAATCACCTTGAATTGCTCGTCGGGCGATAGTTTCGAAAGTTGTGCAATATTTAGGCCCAGCGACGCGAGTGTTTCCTGGGCCGATTGCGATCCGGATGCCGCTTCGAAGAGCATCTTTTGCATCTTCTTGAGAGAGCCTTCAAGCGTCCCCATATCGGCACCGGATTGCTCGGCAGCAAACCCCAGTTCCGAGAGGGCTTCTACCGACACGCCCGTTCGCTGGCTCATGTCGACCATATCGCTTCCCATGTCGGCAAAGACCTTGGCAGCGCCGGCCAATGGGGTGACGATCCCCGCACCTAGCATGGCCATCTTGGTCCCGATCCCCTGGAGGCTTTTGCCAAAGGCATCAAGCCGCTTGGCTGCATCATTGAGCCCCTTCACCAGACGCGAGTCTTTGGTGTAGAGCTCGATGTAGGCTGCGCCGGCTTTGATGCTCGAACTGGATGCCATGACTATTGCAACTCACTTTGGCGATCGATGAAGACGTGTTTCAAGGCCTGGATCTCAACCATCGTGCGAGGTTGGATTCGTTTCTTTGCATGCGGATTGAAGTCCGCTGGGTGATAGACTTTCGAGCGTTTGGCATCGCGATGGATGTTGGCTAGCATCGCCAGAACGCTGGAGGTGTGATTCCAGAGAACTTGGCTGCGTGCCTCCCCCATTGCGATTAACTCTCGGAGGCTAAATGGTCCTGGGTCGATCCCGAGGACTCCGGCAAGGTGCCAGACGAGTTGATCCACTTCTGCGCTTCGGTTTCGGGGTTGATCGAATCGAGGATCCTCTCCGCGTGACTTATCACTTTGTCCCGAACCGCTTTGCCCGCTTCGATCGCCTTGCGAAGGCTCGCCCTGGCGCGGGCATCTGGGAAAAAATCGATCAGTTCCTCGACGAACGCATCGGCTGCTTGGGTGATCACATCACCAGAGAGTGCTCTGCCAAAATCCTCGTCGGTGATCGATTGCTTGTCTGCTTGGTCTTTGCACAAGCAATACAGCACATCGGCAAGCGTGACCGGATCAGAGACGAGTTTCGAAAGTGATTTAAATCCGTCATCGACCAGTGCGTAGAGATCGATCCCCAGCAAGCCACGGATCCGTTTGACCGCTGCAACGTTGATCGCGACTTCCCATGTCCGTCGGGAGTTATCCACAAAACTGTGCATTTTCTAAAACCTCACGAAGCAAGTGAATTTAGACCGGTTTAAGCGACGGACATCCAAGAAGGTGGATTGGCCGAATAGGTTGGTTTGGCAGTCACCGAAACAGTGATCGCTTCTTCGAGGGCTTCATTGCGAGAGAAGCTTGCAATGCGGAAACTTGCTCTAAGCCCTTGGGAACCGCTGCTTCCGGTACCGGTGATGAGTCCATCGAGGACTGCGATTTCAACAGTGGTGTTATTGAGAAAGGCATCGCGGATCGCACCGAAATCCGAGTCGGCCGTGTCCCAGACCATCTCGAATTCCAGCGACGCATCCTTGAGAGTGCTTACCGTGGCCCTCCATCCGTTGTTGGATCGGGTTGAAACGTCGGCTTCACCGGTTTCCAGGTTGAGGGTTAGATCGCGGACATTTCCAATCAGATCCCAGGTGGGAGCTGCATACGTCCCTGTGTTGCGGTAGAGCTTGGCATCGAGTCCTAGTTTGGCTGGCATTCCTATTTCTCCTTATCGAATGCTGCCTGCCCACATGGGAGGCAGACGGTCTTTGACTTTTTCTAGTGCGGGTCCCATGAATGGTCGTTTGGGGTAATGCTCACGACGAAACTTGCCCCCAAACTCATGAGCTTTGCCAGCAGTGGCAATCACATCGAAGTCTGGTCCGATGAGTGCCACGCCGCGCTGTTTGTCGATTGCGTACATGATCGAGCGTTTGAGTTGGCCACGACGTGTGTTGGGTGGACTACCTGGCATCGCTGCTGTCTGGCGTCTACGGATGGAGCGACGAGCGACCAAACGAATGGTCGCAGCCGCATGACCAAGGCTTTTGAAGTTGCCTTGCTGCGCCTTGCGCTTGACCTTGTCGATCGATTTCCTCGTGGTGACTTTTACGCCGATCATGGTTGCCCTTACGGTGCGGTGAATCCTTGTGCGTTGACGTAGACCGCAGCACCGGTGGTGATGCACGCAAAGTTCAGCGCGGTTGCGGCTGTCGTTTTGAGTGGGTTCTCAAAAATGATCTCCGACATCGGAGCGTTAGCGGGCAAGTGACCTCTCCAGATGACGGTGGCACCATCTTTGAGCACGATTTCGGTGGCAACTGCCGAGTTGTTGGAAAGTTGCATCGAGCAGATGTAGCGACGCAGTCCCGCACCGGCTGCGGCAACCAACGCGACATCGGTGGTATTGATCACTCCACCGGCGATGGAAGCATACGACCATTCGAGTTCTGGAATTTGCCAGGGGCGCGTTACCAGTACACCTTGCAGCGTGGAAACTAGGTCCGCGACATCCCCCGTGGCGACGCTGGCATAGGCCGCAGTCAGAGCACGGGCAGCCATCCGAACAGGATTGCCGGCAATGACCGCATCGTGGGCCGCTTGACCGGCAACGTTAGCGGTTACAGTTCCGATGTTGGTCGTCGTTGCGGTTGCACCGGTGAGGATCACACCTAGACCTTGTCCGACTACGGTTTGGCCACGACCTGCGGTGATTTCAGCAGTAAGTTCTGCGTAATCCTGGCAATTGATGAACTGGGACTGGAAATTGATCGCTGCGGGTGCGGCAGCAAGTGCAATCTGCCCTGAGCCTGTAACGTAAGCACCAGAGAACACAGTACCGGTTAGATCAATCGTGTTGGCATCGATCACCGTGGCTGCGTAATTGCCACGCAATGCCACGCCGTTATTGGTGACTCCGTTGAGGTACTCGACCCAAATCGTCGGCGTTCCGGTGTATCCGTGAGCGGTCGACGTAAGGCGAATGACATTGCCAGGACCAGCGACCGCGTTGGAAACAGCCTTGAACCCCTGATGATTCATCGAGCGGATGCGGATCTTATAGACTGCAGTCGGATCGGGAATTTGTTGGTGCCGAACATACGAGTTCGAACGGCCTCCGGTCGAATCCATCGCTCGGGAGTGGAAATAGCATTCGTCGGAGAATGGTTCGAGTTCAAGAATCGAGTAGGTGGCTGTTGAGATGATCGCAGATGCTGCCGATGCGATTGGAACCAAGCCACCGTTTTGCACGCTGTAGACCATATTGGTCACGGTCGTGTTGGCAGCACCACCGATGTCCATGCTTAGGCTGTGCTTTCCGTCCGGAATTCCCGTGGTGGGATCTACCGAAACGGCTTCGATGATGTGGTGCGTGTTGGCTTGTCTGGTTGCACCCGATTGAACTGCAATCATCGCTCGGAAGGGAATCGTGAATGTTTCCTTCGAGAGCAGCTCGGCATATCCTCCTGCGGTTGTTCCAGATCCGATGGTCAGTACACCACCGGAGACGCTCGCCGTGGATCCACCGCTGGTGGTTACTTCCCACAGGTCTGTCAGAGTCCGAGTCCAAGAATCGCGGAACTTCTTCTGGATCGATTTGACTTTGAACATGTCGTCCACGTCATCCAATCCAGGAATCTCTCGGGTGACTCCTCGCGAATTGGTGAACTGCATGCGGAATGGGCCAACGTCTCCGGTGGTCATCGGTTATCTCCAAAGGCGAAACGTGAGAGTCAGGACGCTGGTGAATTGACGGAGTTCCTGCAAATGGTCGGGCGAATAAACCGGTAAGTTTTCAACGCTGGTGCACCGAGCCCCTGGGAAACTCGAGAGCGGATTGGATCGGAAGTAGTCGCCGATCTCCTCGACTAGGAGCATTAGTGAATCGATCGCGACGATTTCGTTGGGTGTTTTCTTTTGGACTGCAACATCGATCTGGTAATCGAAGCTGTCTCGCGATCGATCCAGTGACGCGCTGGTTATTCCCTTGGGAACCACTGTGACCTTCAGCTGAGACATCCCTTGCAGATCGAAGACCGGCAGGTAAAGCCGCTGCGCAGTGAATGGCTGGCTGAACGAATTGCCGTTCAGCTCTGCGGTCACGGCATCTGCGATTGCAACGATACTTGCAAGCATTACTCGATCCCGATCTGTTTGGTATGGATGCGAAGAAGTCTGCGGTGTGGGTCCGACCATCTCCAAGGTGGCTCGCTCCCAGGAGCATTGACCTCGTAGATGTAGACTTTGCCGTTGTCGGTTTCGCGGATCGTGTCACCACGTTCCGGCAGGACCTGGGAACCGGCGAGTACCAATTCCTCAGGTGGAACGAGAAAATCACGGTCGGTCCATTGCATGTGAACGCCACCGTAACCATCCTCGAGTTTCATCAGCGTCCGGCCGATGATGGCCGTGACGCTGGTTTGGTTGGCTCCTCTCAGATAGACCACCGTGCGAGATGCATGGGCCTTAAGCTGGTTGGCGAGCCATTCTTGGCCTGCACGAAGCAGATCTGCCATGGCGCTGCTCCACTTAGGATTTAATGTCCGGAGGAGTCTTGCCGTTTTGTTCCATGAGCTTGAGCAGCTGAGAATACTGATCCATGAGCTGATTGAACTGCTCATCATCAAGAAGCGTTTTCCCACGATTCTTGCGTGCATTTCGAATAGCACCGAGCACCAGCGGGATTCCATATTGCAAACCCAAGATGATCGCAATGCTCGAACCGGCTGACGTTGCAACGATGCTCGTCGTGCTCCACATGTATCGCTCTTTGATTCGATCGGTGATGATCCCAGAGTCTTCGGGATCGCGTGGTGCAGGCTTAAGCTTCGGTCGATCGATGATCGAGTCGATCACATCATCTTGCACCTGCGTTTGGGCTAGCAAACCCATTGGCCATTGCAGCGGTTCGCCCAGCGTGGTCGAGGGAACCTGGACGATTTGCTGAGAGTCGCTGGCATCATCGACTTGGCAACTAACTTCCCGAGTGCCTGATGGTAGACCCTCGAGAGTTGTTGGCAATTTGCCTCGCATCGCGCTGAGCAGAAACGGAGTCGATTGGCCAAGCCCCTCGCCACCACCGGCCCAGGTCAGTAGGCCGACCACTCGAGGACCTTCATCCGTGTAGTCGATGAGACTTGAACCACTGCGTCCTCCGATGGCTTCCGGTTTCCAAGAGAGGATTTGACCTTCCTTGCGATTGAGCCGAAGGACTTGAAGGCTCGGCCATTCGCACCGCGGGCATCCGAAGGTCGTGACCGACGATTGGTTGCTAGGGTAGCGATCGGCTAGAGGGATCGGATCGACGTCTTTAGCAAATGCTGCACTGCACTTGAGCAAGGCGAAGTCGACGCTGGTGCCTCGACCGTAACCGGAAGCGATGATCGTCCCGGTTCCTTTCTCGCTAGTGCCGTTGGTATTCCAGCGTTCGACGTTGACGGTTCGGCCACGCGTGGTACCGGCCACGTGTGCGTTGGTAAGCACAATCGCATTCCCCTCGGGAGTGCGACCGACAACCGTACCACTCCCGCAAACGCCACTAACGGTAACGCGAACCGTGGCTCGGACGACTTGATCGAACCGATCGCCAGCGAGTCCATTTGCGGTTGCCCTTGGCTCCTGGTCTACAAGAGTGAGTTCCTCTCGAAGCGGATCAAGCACGATTGTGCTTTGGACTTGCCCCGCTTGGCACTTACCATCGATGCAGATCGTTTCTTGGGCGAATGTGACGGTGGCAATGCAAACAGCCACCAGAGCTACCAGCGACAAACACTTGGTTTTCATAGTGATTCCTGCGAATGAATGAGAAGCGAATAACTTGGAAAGAAACGGGTATCCGAGGGCTACTGACTGAGTCGCATTCGGACAGTGGTATCTGCGGATGCCGCAGCGCGAACCACCTTGCCGATCGACTTGTTCCCTGCGGAAGTGGTGGTCACGACGTTTGCGGTGTCGTCCCAATACAAAATGGTTCCGACCGTGTAGGCCACACCGGTGTTCTTGTTGAAGTCGAAGACTCCGTCGACGGCGAGTGAGCCAAGTTCGCCCGCTGCGAGTGGACGAACTGTGACGCCAACAAGATCTCCTTGGACAACCACGTCTCCAGAGGCCAAAGCGCCAACCGGGGTGTGATCGATGTAATGACCTTCTTGAATGAATGTTGCCTGTGGCATGATTGGTTAAACCTCAATTGGTGAATCGGATGAAAGAATGAACGAGGTGCCCAGCGAAGCTTATGCTTCACCCTTGCACTTGATCGCTGCGCGTGGATCTTGAAGAGCAACGCCGAAGTCGTGGTAACCACGCATCTGAACACCGAGGACATTGAAGTCCGCATCGGCGGTTTCGATCGTTGGAGCTTCTTGGCCGTTGAGGAACGCGACCTCAATCAGAGGCAGATCGTTCGGGTCGGTGATCAAGTACCAAGCCTTCGATGAGTTGCCCGTGTAGAGGGCATTGGCCAGGTACCGGCTGACTTCTACGCGGAATTTGCCCACGTGTGGATTGTTGATTGGAATGCGAGCATTGGCCGTGTTATCTCGCATTTCCAGCGACTTGTAGAGCTGCGATCCGATCGCCGACAAGGCAGTTGGCACGAGCATGATGGCAGGCATGGTACCGATCGGCTTGCCGTCGGAATCAACCAGGTCGTAGTAAGCGACTTCGGCTTTGGTCAATCCATCGATCGAGAGCACCGTATCGGTCCCCGACAGGAAGTTCTTGTTTCCTACCGTGAAAAACCCGGAGTTGGCGAGGAAAACGGTCCAAAAGACGTCGTTTATCTTCAGGCCTGAGCCGCGACCGAGTTTCCTCGGAACGGTCGTGATCGCCCCAAGGTCATCGTTAATGATGTCGCGTCGATCGACGGCCATCATCAAACCGTAGGTGTCGGCTCGGTTGGTGTAACTTTCGTTCCCAAGGTTGCCGTGCTTGAGCTCACCTCCTGGTGCGACCAGCTCGTACTGGTCCTTACCAATGAGACGGTAGCTGGTAACGGTCTTGAAGTCCGACACATTTCGGACCGCACAGATGTTTCGCCACACGCGCTCAACGCTGTAGAACCCGTCCAAGAGAAACTTGTTAGCTACGTTCGAGAGAATCCCACCGATGTCGATGTTGCTCACAGAACTGGCTTCGATGGAGTTACCGAAGGCAGCTCGCATCACAGCCCGATGATCGCGGAAGTTACGTCCGGAGTATCCATTGGCCCATGCGGCTTCGAGAATCAGTTCCTGCAAGCCGATCCCACCTCGGAACCGTCTGGCTGCTAGTTCGAGCGATTGCTCGTCGGCAACTTCTTCGATGTTCGTGAGATTGGCTGCCATGAAACAAGCCGCCTCAAGAACCGATGCACTGATCGTATTGTTGGTCACGTGAACAGCAGCAACTGCAGGGCGCGTCCCGCGGATCTTTTCAAGCTCTGCCTTCTCAAGGTTCCAACCCTCACGAATCGCTTGGGCTTCCAAGCTTGGAAGTGCACCGTTGTAAATGCGACGAATTCCAGCGATGCGATCCAGTTCGGTCGCATGAGCACTGCGCATTGCTTCGATCGCGGCATTGACCTCCGGCTGAGTCGTTACCGGTTCGGGTGTTGCCGGATTGGGAGCAACCGGTGTAGCTGGAGTTGCGTTGGGATCGTCTTGAATTGGGGTTTGCGAATCGTCCATGTTTGGTTCTCCAGGGGTTGAAGATGCCTGAGCTGCGACACTCGCGCTGGTTGCTCCGTCGGCACCAAGGTCTACGAAACTGATTTCACCAAGCGAGGACTTGCGAACCACGTTCACCGGACCGCTGTACTGCGTTCCGTTGACGGTGACCTTTTGCCCTTCCTTGACGAACTCGAATTCATCCACGCCAGCGCCGACTGATGCTTGCCAGGGGAATCCGTTTTTGGAACTCACCACAACCTCGCGTGCCGCAGGGGTATCCCGCGAGACGATTCCAGTGGCGATGAGTTGGCCGCTTTCGACTCGGATCGCATCGGTGTGTCCGACACCCGAGAGGGGGTCGTGGCCAAAGCGGATCGGCCGAGCCTGCGATGGGATCGATAGGCCAGCCAGATCGATGATCACGGGGTAACGCCAACCAGCCACACGCATCGGGCCACCGGTGTAAGCGACCATGCGAAACTTCGGGAGCGCCGCTGCGGATGAACCATCGGCTGCCGCATCGATGTCGAAGACCGCCGTTGCGGAAATGCTCAATTGGCTTTGGTTTTGCTGGGGCTTAAGCGTCATCGGCTGGGACCTCTTCGTCTTGGACATCTGCGTTATCCTGATTCGTGGTGGGAGTAACGGACTCGGTTGCTAGACCAAGCTCCGACATAAGTGCGATTTCCTTGGCTCGCTGGCGAAGTTGTGTTTCCCAGTCTTGGCCACGCTTGGCGTATTCATCTGCCAGGGTGGTCGTGTGACTGGCTAGACGCGTCGCTTGGGCGTTGGCTTCTTTGGCTGGGTCCACATGCTCGTGACCGTCCCAAAACCATTGGTGTGGCCATTGGGCAAATGGTCCAAGTCCGTTAGGAAGCAAACCAGGTAGAAGAGCGGCTTCGTCAAGCCAAGCGGCAAGAATGCGATCGAGTACGGTTCGCTCCAAATGCGATTGTTCGACTCGGATCGCTTTGTAATAAGTTTGATGGTCGAGGCGACCTGAGGCGTAGTTGTACCCCGAGCTGTTACCGGCTGCGACATTGAACGGCATGTTCAAACAACGAGCGATTTCGTTGAGCAACTCATGTTTGAACTCACCATAGGTCGTCGATGGTTGTTCCGCTTGCATCTGAGCCATCTTCCATCCACCGGGCATCGTGACCAACGCTCGCTTCTCGAGCTCGATCGGCTCGAACGGTTCGGCTGCATCGGCCTCTCCGTTCGCTGGCGCATCGGTGTAGAGGATCCCTGCAAAGTCAGCTGCGGTTTCAGCAGCAGCCAGCACCGCCAAAGTGAATCGGCGAAGTTGGGCAAAGAGTGGCAATGCCGGCATGATGTCCGGGATACCGCGGGTTTGTCCTGGGCGATCGGCGCGAAACCAGTGCAGCACCGCATCTGCTGGAATGCGATCGTAGTCACTGCGGGCCGAGTAAAAGCCATCCCCTGGGTGTGTGCGAAGAACGTGGTATTCAACTGGATTCCCAGCGGTATCGAAAACGATCCCATCGACAGCGATGGTGGAAAGTCTGTCGAGATCGGGCGTCGTGACCTGGTCTGCCTCGACGAGGCGAAGGTCGAGCTGGACCTCCGTATTGAGGCGAGGATTGTTCGTGAGGATTGCGAAAGATTCGCCATCCGTGGCGCGTGCCATCCGCATCGTGCGGAGTTTCTCAGCGAGATGCACCGAGCGAGCCCACAGCATAAAAGCTTGCTCGATGCGACGATTGGCTTCAGAGTCGCCAGTGAGCATTTGCAACCGGGGGCCGGTACCGACTACATCATGCGCGAGGGTCAGGACGATCCCTCGGGCATACGAGTTGTTGGCCGTTTCATAACGAGCACGGTTCCTGAGAATCCGGCGAACAGCGGCGCTATTGGATGCGTTGGGCGAGAGCCCATCGGCATTGGCCCAATGGCGTCGATTATCGTCAGTGGTCACCGCAGCGTCATAGCGTGCGCGCACAACCCTCGCAATGCTTCGTGCTTGCGAAGGAGTGTTCTTTGGCGACCACCAATTGGAAATCCAGGACAACACGGTTACTCGGCCCCCGGTGGAACAATCTTGTTGAAGACCAAGCCACGACGCTTCGATTTCGCGGCTTGCTTTGAGGCTAGATAGCGATCGGCTTCGATTTGATCAGTCAGCTTGTGCTGTTCCACACTGCCTGCATCGCCAGATGCTTTGGCAGGACCTTCCGCATTGGTGCGAATGGATTCTTCGATTTCTGCCATGGGCAAGTGACTCACACGCAAAGAGGAACGCGACCAGGAAAGAATGGGTCGGTTGATGTGTGGGTCGATCGGTGGTTGGGTAGAGGTCGATGTGGATCGACGTTTGAAGTTTTAGCAGCACTCAGGCCGCTGCATAGAGGCAAACAAGGTTTTCAGAAAGCCAGTTACACCTATGGAACTCGACCTGCGAATCCCTGTCTTTTCATGGTTAGAAACCCTACTTTTTGGCTTGCGGCTTCTCTCGCTGGGCGATCGTCCCGACCAACCGTTCCGTGGTCAGGAACCTTGTTTGGCACTTCGGGCATCGACGTAGCCGCACAATCTTCGATTCTCGTTTGCGTGTGTAAACCACATCGAGCGTTTCATGTCCGCATTCGCTGCAGACGAGTCCCCGCTTGATTTCAACCTTTGTCATGGCGATTCCTCTTTCGTTGGATTTCAGCGAAACTAACCCGTGACCTATTCTGAGGAGCAACCCCAGTGAATTCCTTTAGCGCCGCACCTTGCATTGAGGCTGCGACTGCACAACCAACAATGCAATCGAGCCAGTGGTTGTCTCCCCGCTCCGGACGTGATTTCCATTCGTCGACGCTACGACCACGCCCTTCGGTTTTGACTCGATACTCCGCTGTGAGATGTTCTGCAAAGAGCCGATGCATTTCCGGCGAGTCGCCAAAGAGCGACAAGCAGCCTCGATCTCCCAAGGGGACCGACAGTCGTCCGTACAGAAAGGACTTCCAGTAGTTCGTGTCGTAGACGACATGCCGAACGGCGCGTTTGCCATGGACATTAGGAACACGCCAGTTGTGACCGACTCGATCCCCTGGGCGTCGCTTGTATTCCGAGAATGGTTGACTTGACGCACCGACGAAACGACCGTGGCTTGGCATCACGATTCCAGCATGGAGCGATTGTCGAGAGAATTGGTAGATCACGTCGGTCGACAAACCCCAGTTGGCATCGATCAAACAGCGATCGATACGCAGTGCTGCTCCGTCATCGCGTTGCCACTCACGCGAGAGTTGTTTGTTGATCAGAACCTCGAGGCCTGCGTAGATGGAACCTTCGAGCCCAACAGAATTCGAACTCGATGCCAAAGTGCTGCGTGCATCTCGCAGCGTGAAGTAGGGACGCTGCTGATCTGGATAAGCTCCATAGTCGACGATGTACCCAGTGAAATCCGATTCCCAAGCAGCCACCACGTAGAATAGCAAGCTCGCTTGGACGTCGACGAACATGGTGAGGTGATTTGCACCGATGGGGATCTCGCCGCGCTGCATGCGGTTGAACTTGCTGGAGATTTGATCTGCTGTGAGTTCATCTTCACTGGCATCGATCTCTGGCAAGGGTTCGTTTTGGTACTCGGCAAAGAAAGCCGCTTCATCTTGCAGCTTGAGATTCATCGCATGTTGGATGGCCGACCGCTCGTCGTAATTGAAACGCTCGGGCCAAGCGATTCTGGCTCCCTCATCCATCTCGTCGCGATTGTCGGAATAGAATGCGGTGGCTAGCTCGATGTCTCCTTGATTGCGTAGGCTCTCGGCTCGGATTTCGCTGTAGCGTTGCCAGAGCTTCTCGTTGGTTGGGAACGAATAGACCATCTTCGTACGTTCCCCGTTCCACTCCGGATGCCGATCGCGAGAAAGAATGTTGTCGGCCATGTCTCCCGGGCGAATGACCGTGCACGGCATGATGCCGGAGATCTTCTTGCCTGGGCCTGCCAAGCCGAGGATTGCTCCAGCAAGAATGCTTTCACGCGTGGCACATTGCGAAAGCGATCGAGCCGATTCGTCCGTTTGAGGGTCGTCGATCACGACCAGCGTTGGGCGAGCCGTTTTGCCATCGGATCGTTTGTACTTCATCCCTCGGATCCGTCCGGTGATACCTGCGACTTTGATGATCGCACCCGAAGCCGGACTACCTTCGATCGTTGGCAGCACGACCTCTTTGGCTGTCCAGCCAATGTGAGTTCGCTCTCCCTTGTAGAGCTGGCCGTTGCAGCGATTGGCAATCCCATCGAGGGCTTGGATCGGGAATACCACCTCAGGGTAGTCGGCTAAGAGCAGGTCGTTACCATCAAGCTCGGTCTTGATCGATTCGAGCATGTCGCATGCGTGGCCTTCGTCGCTACCGATGAGGCATACGAACTCTCGGTGGCCATTGAGCACTGCCCAAATGCAAGCACATTCGCAAACGCTGGTCTTGCCACTACCGCGAGGCATTGCCATCGAGAACAGACCACCTCGAAGAACGGCTTGCTCGATCCGACCGATGACCTTCAGGTGATCCGGAGACCATGGTAGATGGAACGTCTGCGGGAAGTAGGCTTCGCAGAAGTACCGGAAATCGGTCTTCGCTCTTGCCTTGCGATCCAGATCGACGATTGCAGGTAGTTCGCCGATGTCACGACCAGCCAGTGCCATCGCTGCATTGCGTGCGCGAGCGTTCTCCTTCATCCGCTCGTACGGATCGCCATCGGTCTCTTTGCGTGGTGCATGCTTTTCTTGCACGAGCCACGCGATGTACCGAAGCAGATCGACATGCTTGCCATCACCGATGCGATTCCCCGCTCGCATCCGATGGCGATGAAGTTGTCGATCGGAGAGGACTTCACCGATCGGTGTTGAGTTCAGCAGCCGGCATAGCTCGCTCGGCTTGAGCTTTCTTGGATCACTCGCCACGAGACATCTCCTTGAGCATCCAGGCTGCGTAGGCCACGAGACTAATTGTGCCGTCCTGGTTTTGGGGCGCACCGTCTGCAAGGTCATCTGCGATCTGCTCTTCGGGAATACGGATCTTGGCCGCTGCCGAGAGGAGTTTCGACGCTTGTTCGACGGTCAATCGATTCGGGTCGATAGGACTCTTACCGTTACTCATACCAGGCTCCCTTCATAGACGCTTCGCACCGTGGCCAACACGTGCCCCATCGGTGCGACTTGTTTCGATGTTCGGCCCTTTTGGTACATGCATTTTGCACCCCACACGGGCCCAACCGTGGCGTTTGTGGGGGTACCGGAAAACATGCAAAAAGACTGGGGAAAACATGCTTTATCGGCTGGATGTGTTTCAAACCGCAGGGCTGAATGTGTCACACGCAAACGCAATGGCGATTGCAAACGACAGACCCACCCAACCCAAACGGAGAGACAGAGATGAACGCAAACCAGATCGCTTTCGGAATCGAATTCGAGACCACCCTGCCAAACAGCGACACCACACCGATCGGCCCCTACCACCACGGATACCAAGTACCTTGGTTGCCCACCGGATGGCGAGCAGAACGCGACGCGAGCATCAAACCAGAAACACCCAACCGCAAGGGATGCGAATTCGTAAGCCCCAAGCTCAAGGGATACGAAGGCCTCAAACAAATCGAAGACGCGATCGACAAGATCAACGCACACGACGCGAAGGTGAACGCGAGCTGCGGATTGCACATAACGATTGAATGGAACGGCGACGCAGCCGCCTTGGCCAGATTGATTTCCTTGGTCGGCAACCACGAGAAAGCGATCTTCGCAAGCACCGGAACACGCAGGCGAGAACAAACGGTCTACACCAAACGGATCAAACAATACGGTGACAAAGATGCCGCGAAGAACCGATGCGAAGCGGATCGCTACCACCTGCTGAACCTCACCCACCTGGCAGCGGGCAAGAACCGAATCGAATTCCGGGCCTTCGCCGGAACGCTCAACAAGACCAAGGTGCTCGGATACCTGATGATGGTCTTGGGGTTGGCAGAGCTGGCGATGAACACCAAACGATGCGCGGATTGGGACTACACCAAGAAAGATGGAACCAAGAGTTGCTGGGATCGACCTGGGGCTGGCCTGGGTGAGACGGAACTCAACCGCCTTTTCTACCGGCTCGGGTGGACCAAAGGTTGGTACAAGGGTGACCTTCGCAACAAGATCTTCGGCGAGATCACTGGCGAGACCAACCGCGAATGGAAGACGATCAAAAACAAGCTCTTGGAGATGGCCAAGAAATACGACCAAGCGGCCTAGAACCAACCAGACATAGACAACGCCGCCCGACCCGGGGCGGTGTTGTCC